ACGGGGCTCGACATCTACGCCGACGACTCGACATCTCCAGAACTCGACCGCGAACAAGCCATCTGGGCAGTATCGAAGGATCGCGCCATCGAAGCCGACCTCAACAACATGCTCCACAAGCGGCTCGGCATCGAAGATGACATCTGGGGTGTGAGTCGAACGCTATGCAAGTACGGCAACGTCTTCGGTGAGCTCCTCCTTGCAGACGATGGACTCGTCGGCATCAACTTTCTTCCGCCACCGACGGTGCGGCGCGTCGAAGACCCTCGCGGCAACCTTCTCGGGTACATCCAAGACGTTCACGGGCGGTTCAACATCTCGCTCGAGGACTTCTATCAACTCGCTACCCAGAGAAACCAAACACATGGACAGGCGCGGCCTCCAGGCGTGCTCTCGGTATTCGAAGAGTGGGAGGTCATTCATTGGCGTCTTCGAGGGAAGCACCTACGGAGCATCTATGGCCATGGGGTCATCGAGCCGGCGAGGTGGATATGGAAGCGACTTTCTCTGCTCGAGGATGCGATTCTCATCTACAAGCTTGAGCGAGCCCCGAGTCGGTACGCCTTCTACATCGATGTGGGCCAGATGGACATGGAGCGCGGTCTCGCCTACGTCAACAGGGTCAAAAATTCCTTCACGCGAAAAAAATTCGTCAACCCGAATACTGGCGACCTCGACATGCGCTACAACCCGCTGGCCATGGACGAAGACTTCTTCGTTCCAGTTCGAGACGGCAAGCGCTCGACCGAGATCGACGTACTCCAAGGACCCGACTACTCCGAGGTGGAAACGCTCGAGTACCACAGGGACAAGCTGGTTAGTGCCATAAAAATCCCGAAGACTTACATGGGATACGGTGGGGAACCCACGAGAACGGCGCTCTCTGGCGAAGACATCCGGTTTGCTCGAACGGTGATGAGAATTCAACGGGTGCTCCGTTCTGGGTTCCGTCAAGCGTCGCGGGTCCATCTCATAGCCAAGAACAAGCAACCAGACCGCATTGACTACGACATCCGGATGAACGTGCCTTCACAAATTCTCGAACTCGCGAGAATGGAGGTCATGAGCGCAAAGGCCGATCTTGCCTCTCGGATGAAGGAAGATGTCGGAACTCAATGGGTTCTTGAGCATATCTACAACTTTAGCGAGGCCGAAGCCAAAGAACTCATGCGGGCCCGAGACAAAGATACCCTTGATCGTGGCAAGATCGACGCCAAGGTCGAGAAAATGAGGATGGGCGAATCTGTGGACCAAAAGGGCAATCCGATTGCCCTTTCAGAATCGGAGAGGTTGGAGAGGCGCATCTCTCAGTTGGTGACAGCGGTTGAGAGAGGCGATTGGCGGCGTGATTTCGAGGGGCAGATTCGTAGCAGCAACGCACGGCTTGAGGCCAAGCTAGACCGTGTTTTGCAGCAAAATCCAAGTGTTGCAAGGCGCTTCCAGCGTCTTGATGGTCTACTCCGAGATGTGCGCCATTCAATGAGGACGGGGGCCTACGGTGCTCCCCCTATGTAACACGGTGACTTGACAGCGTTACCGTGATAGCCGTAGGGTTGCCCGAAAGGGCAAACTCGTACACTTCGGGCGCACACATGAATCACAATGAAAAACTCGTGGACACCACCATCGTCGAAAGGCTGGTCGAGGGAAGCTTCGAGTCGCTGATCGAGAAGGTGGATGAGGCGGTTCTGCGGAACCTCAACCTGTTCGGGGCAGATGATGTCGAGGGGATTCATTCGTGGACCTACCCGTCACATGTCATCGTCGCGAACGAGAACGCGGAGTTCTTCCGGGCCGAGTACGCCATCGACGAGAGTGGCGAGGTGACGTTCGGAAAGGTCGAGCGCCAAGACATCCCGGTCAAAGAGGCCAAACACCTCGGTGGTGAAGCTCGGCGCTACGCCGACGAGGTGGTGCTGGCGGTCTTCGACGGCGACGATGACCGAGCCCAAGAAAACTTCGAGTCGCTCTTCACGCTCGTGGCCAACGGGGTGAGGGTCACTGCCGAGAGCGTCGAAGATGCCATCACAGAGGCCGACTTCGGATCGAGTGATTGGATGAAGGCGGTCGATTCCAACGCGGTGACGATGAGGGAGTTCGTCGGAGCGGCATCCAACAAAGACCTCCCGAAACCACGGTTCGATGCGCTTATCGCCATCGACGACCTCGCCGAGGAAGACGAGGAACGGCACCGGAAGGTGGTCAGAGAGTCTCTTCGACGACTTCGGTCAGCGCTCGAGGACCTCAACAACGGCATCGCTCTGGCCCGGCAGATCGACGAGACCTACGCCCTTCGAGAGGGTGACGAGATGGCGGCGAGTCATTTCATCGAGTTCTCGAGACTTCTCGGCGAGGACTTGGATGCTATGATTGGCCTCGTGGAGGATGCCATCGCCATTTCCGAGGACGGAACGCTCAAGTCTCTCGCACGTATCCACGACGCGGTGGCCGAGTTCGTCGCTGACGCTGGACTTGCTTCGGCGTTCGCGGAGAAGTTCTCGACGAAGTTCACGGCGCCAGAAGCGGCGTAGGAGGTCAAGCATGTTTCCAAATCGTGATCCCAAAAAGATTCGCCCCCTCGAAGAGGAGATGAGGGATATCGGGCTCAACCCCGAGAAGACCATCGGGGCCATGGAACGCGGTGTTGGCCTTCTCGAGCAGGCACCGCTTCCCCGTGACATCAGCGGACTCAAAGAGGGGTCGGATGTTCCGCGTTCGCTCCGAGAGGTTGGCGAGGCTCTTCGCGAAGATGTCGAAGAACCAGTCGAAGAAGCCGACGACGAAACCGTAGAGGCCAACGAGACCATCGATGGCGGAATCTACGTATCCGAGGATGAGCTTCAGGAAGCATTCCAACTAATCCGCAAGATGATCAAGACGGCGGCCGAGAAGGCGAAGGCGTCTCGTGCCTACAAAAAAGTTCGGAGCGTTGCGCGACGCGCCGCCGCGATGTTCTATCGGAGAAACAAGCGGAAGATCTCCAAAAAGAAGAAGAAGCTCCGCGCCAAGTACGGGGGCGAGGCTGGTCTAGCAAAGATACATGCTGGCGGAAAAAGGCGCATCCAGCAGACGGGTCTCGATGCCATCTCCAACATCCGTGAGGAACTCGAGGAAGCCGAGGCACGGATGAAGGCGGCTGCGGAACTCTCCACGGTCGAGGCCGAGCACGCCGAAGACATCCCGATCACACCCTACGAGGAAGCGGCGGTCAAAGCCGGTTTGATCCTCATGTACCTTGGTGAGTGCTTTGAGGACGTGGACATCGAAGCGGCGGCGGCGATGTACGACCTCTCCGACGGGGCGGCAGAACTCGCCGAGGAACTCGAGGGAGTCGAGGAGATCGACGAAGAGGTCGAGCAGCGGCTTGAGTCGCTGTTCTTGGCCACCGCTCGAGTCATGAAGGCGCACTACGAAATCGGTGCTCCGACGGCGATCATGGTTCTGGAGGCCATCGAACTCGTCGGCGAGGCCATGGAAAACGGTCTCGCCGAGGAGATCGACGAACTCGACGAAGCGGAAGCCGAGTTGGGATCGGGAGAGCGCTTCAAAAAGCTCTCGAAGGAGCTTGAGAAGAAGGGGGCCAAAGACCCCGAAGCTCTCGCGGCGTGGATCGGCAAGAAGAAATACGGCAAAGAGAAGATGGCCAAGATGGCGGCTCAGGGCCGGAAGGAAGAAATCGAGGGCGCGGAAGAAGACTCTGAAAACGTTGAGGAAAACGTCGAAGAGTAGTAGGTCGTTGGTGTGGATTTCTGTCAAAGAGCTCTTCGAGAAGGTACGCAAGAGGCGTACCGCCTATAAATCAGGTCGACGAGAGCTCTTGGGTTTTGAGACGAGACGTGGCATGATTGGCTTCGAGAAGCCCGGCGAGCGCAAAGTCGCCCCCAAGCGGAAGCGACCCAAGCCCTCGAGGAGTCTGATCGACAAAACGCCCCTTCGGGCCAAAACGTCGAAATCACGGGTCTGGTAGGGAAAGGGCAATGGCAGAGCTTCTCATCGATACCCAACCTCTGGTTCTCCAACTGGAGGAGTCAAACGACGGAAGCGGGAAGATTCGTTTCAAGGGCGAGTTCGGGAGAACCGACAAAGCCACTGCCAACAACCGCTTCTATGGCCCGAAACTGATGGAGCGCGAGCTCAAGAGGATGGCGAAGCCGATATCCGAGATGAAGGTTCTCGGTGAACTCGACCATCCCGCTGACGGTCGCACGCGATTGCAGCGAGTCTCGCACGTCATCACGTCGCTCGAGGTTTCCCATCCGCAAATCATCGGCGAAGCCTACCCGCTCGATACTCCCAACGGGCGTATCTTGAAGGCACTGGCTAAAGCCGGTGTTTCGGTTGGGGTTTCAAGCCGCGGGTTCGGATCTACCAATACTCGACCTGACGGGGTCGAAGAGGTCGCCGACGATTATCGTCTCGACACCTACGACTTCGTTTTTCAACCAGCGGACGAGAGTGCTTATCCCAACGTTTACACGGAGGAGAAGCAAATCATCCAAGACTTGGAGGACGGCACCATGGAATTGACTCTGGAGGTGCTCAAGGAGCAGTATCCGGAACTCGTCGAGATGATTCAAGGCGAGCTCAGGGGTACGCTCTTGTCGGAGGAGGAGCAGCATCGGTCTCGTGCCGTCACCGAGGCGGTGGCAGAAACCGAGCGGCGCGTCGAGAGGAAACTCAAGGAGCAATTCTCGGCGGATGTCCTTCGACATGTAGAGCGCGTGCAAGAACAGGCCATCGAGCAGGCACGCTCGGAGGCGGCGAGCGACCCGCAAGTGGCGGGAGCTCTGGGGATTGTCGAGCAGATCGCGACGCTCGTGTCTCCTTTCGGCGCCCCGATGGACCAACAGGAAGCCATCGCGGAGCGCGAGGAGCGCATCGCTCAACTCGAGGCCACGCTCGCCGAGCGAGAGCTCGAGGTCCAGGCTTCCGAGGCCAGGGCCAAGGAGATGATCACGCTCGCGAAAGAGGCGGCCTACGCTCTCCACATCGAGCGGCGACTCCGGGGCGAGAGCGATGAGCGGCGCAAGGCGGTCATCAACCTCATGGGCGACCTCAAGGCGTTCGAGTCGAAGGATGCCATCGATGAGCGCTTCGACGCGGTCTGCACGGAACTCGACACGGCGAAACCCGAGGTCGAGGAAGACGAGCGGGTCGACTTCGAGGAGCGCATCAAGGCTCTTGAATCCGCCCAAGAAGAGATGAAGGCGCAAGCGGAAGCCGCGGCCAAAGAGGTCGAGGATGCGAACGACCGCACGCGCCGAGCTCTCGACGCAGCGGGAACGGCGGCGGCTCAAGCCTACGCCGAGGGCATCGCGAAGAACCACCCCCAGGGTGCTCAGGTGCTCAAGCTCACCGAGAACGCCACCTCCATTCAAGAGGTGAATGAAATCGTCGAGACGCTTACCGAAGCCGCTGGCTACGCCACGGAGAACTCCGGTGGTCGCCTCGACGAAGACCAAGCCGAGCGCATTCGCCGACGGATCGCGCAAGGCAAGGAACGTGACCTTCAAGAAGACACGCACGGGCGCCCTGTCACGGAGGGTGCGAGTGGCGGGAATGGACATGACACCACGGGAAAGCACCTCCTCGAGGCAATGGGTCTCGATGACGGTGAATTCGATCGGCTCGCGGGAAGAACTCGACAGTAGCCGTGGAGCCAGGAGGGAATAGGATGGAAGCCAGGAAAATGCTGAACGAGGCTGGCTCGCAGAGCATCCGTGATGAGAGCTTCACTGCGCAGCTGGTCCAGAAGTGGGGACGCTTTCTCGAGGGGGTGGAAGACCCCTACTCGAAGCGCGTCATGGCGGTTCTCTTCGAGAACCAGTGGCAGGAGTGCTCGCGGAATCTCACCGAGGACACCCTTTCGGTCAACGCGGGAGAGTACACCAAGTACATCTTCCCCGTGTTGCGTCGGGTGTTCCCCAATCTGATCGCGCAAGAACTCGTCTCGGTGCAGCCGATGTCGGGGCCGATCGGAGCCATCTTCTACTTCGAGTACAAGCACGGGCGGAATAAGGGGCAGACGGTTGCGGGAAGCAACTTGCTCCAAAGCTTCGACCGTGACTACTCCTCGGAGTACATCAACGGTGAGCAGATCGCCCTCGGCGACGGCGCTGCCTACGGTGGTGCGGCCGGAACACCGCTCGCGTGCATCTTCCAGTACACGCCAGTTCGTCCTCTCGATGCCGATGCCGGTGTGTCGGTCGTCATCGAGGAGATCGACGGAACGGGTGCGGTGCAGCAGAGCGCGGTCGACGACGGCTCGGGTGGATTCGTGTTTACCCCCGCTGGCGCCAATGCTGCGGGTGCTCTGAACTACGAGACGGGGCAGTTGACCGGCTTCAAGTTCCAGAACATCCCGGTGGCAGGCCACGTCATCCGGGCGCGGTACTTCTTCGACTCCGAGGCCAACAAGTTGGTCCCCGATGTCTTCATCGACATCGCCCTCGAGCCGATCAAGGCCACGACCCGCAAGCTCAAGGCCCGTTGGTCGTCCGAGGCCAGCGACGATCTCCGTGCCTACCACGGCGTGGACGCGGAGACCGAGCTCGTGAGCGGAATCTCCCAGGAGATCGGCCTCGAACTCGACCGCGACATCCTCAACGACCTCTTCATCGCCTCGGCGGGGATCACCAACACGTTCGACTTCACCGTGCCCGCGGGCGTCAGCGAGATCGATCACATTCGCTCGATCCTGACGCGGATGGGCAACGTGTCGTTCCAGATCCACAAGCAGTCGAGGCGGGCGCCGGCCAACTGGTACGTGACCTCGCCCGAGATCGCGGCCAGGATCGTGCAACTCCAGACTCACATGGACTACAGGCCCCCGTGGGTCTCGTCGCCCGAGTCTCCGACGGGCCCGTTCGATGGCACCGTGGTTCCTTCGAGCTATGGCCCCATCACGAGCCACTTCGGCATCCAGCGGCTTGGTCCGCTCCAAAACAAGTGGTGGGGATACCAAGATCCCTACTTCACCTTCAACCAGATGCTTCTCGGTCTCCGAGGCGAGTCGTATCTCGACGCTGGCTACGTCTTCGCGCCGTATGTCCCGCTTCAGATCACGCCGACTTTCCTCGACCCCGAGGATCAGACCTATCGCAAGGGAATGCGGACTCGCTACGCGAAGAAGCTTCTCCGGAGCGAGTGGTTCGGTCGCGTGACGGTTACTGGCGGTCTCTGATCGTCTGCTTGAGACGGTGGTAGGAGGGTAGGCGGGGCACTCGCGACCCTTCTACTATCCTCACCTATCCTCCCGCTGCGTCTCCAAATATGAGATGATGCTTCACGGGAGGAAATCATGAAGCAACGGAAATTCACGAAGGCTCCCTCGTTTCGAGGGAAATACCTATGTCTGCATATCGGCAACGCCGACAGAACCATCAACGATGGAGAGATCCTCGTCGGTGATAAGTTCGCTCCCTTCGTAGGGCTCGGCTACCTTGTGGAACTCGACGCCGAGAAGGAGGCCCCCAAGCCTGCCCCGGAGGAGCCGAAGGCACCCCCGAAGCCGGAACCGAAGCCGGAACCGAAGCCGGAACTCCCCAAGGAGGAACTCCCCAAGGAGGAGCCGAAACCCGAGCCGAAACCCGAGCCGAAACCCGAGCCGAAGCCGGAACCTATTCCAGAGAAGCCGAAGGAAGACGACGGCGGCATGACCAAGAGCAATGCTGATAAGATTGCCCAGGTTCAGAAGAAGGGGAAGAAGCACAAAAAGTAGGGTACGCTGTAGTGGGAGGTTTTAGTGGACCCGAAAACTCGCGAGGAAGCCCTCGAGTGGGGACCTATTGAACTCGGGTGTGGTGTAGTCACGATCGAGCTCACCGACAAGCACGTCGAAGATGCCTTCGATGATGCCGTTCGGTGGTGGATTGCTCGACGGGGAATGCGGCGTCATGCCGTGACGACCATCACACAGGGCGTACAGGTCTATTCCATGCCCGAGGACACCGACGAGGTGCTCGACGTTTGGTTCCCAGGTGTCCAACTGGACGTGATCGCGGCTATCGAACCCTACGCTTTCATCGACGTGGATATGCTCCCAGTGGCCTACCAGTCTCTTACTGGTGTTCCAGGGGGGCAGTTCTACGGAACGCTCTCACAAATCATCGCTCATGCCGAGACGGCGCGGCGGATCATCTCGAGCGAACCATCGTGGCGGTGGTTCCAAGAGCGAAACGAGCTCCACATCTTTCCACGGCAACACATGGGCGGTACGGCTGTGGTGCGCTACATCTCAAGCATTCTCCGGACAGAGGACCCTGTGGCTCCCGAGACGACCCCTCGAAACGACTTCAGGTATCTTCGGTTCAGGGATCGCGACCTCATCCTCAAATACTTCCTGGCCACATTGAAACAGAAACTCGGTCGCATTCGGGGGAAATACTCGTCGCTGCCATCGGCCGGCGGCGAGAAGAACCTCGATGGAGACACGCTTCTGACGGAGGCCAGGGAGGAAATGAGGGAGCTCACTGAGGAGATTATCGGGCTCTCTGACGGGGTGCCATTCATAACGGGGTGATGTGGATGTGGCTTCCGATTTCAGTGTTACTCGAGCAGGAGAAGGCCAAGAAGGTCCCATCTATCGTGAAGCACTGTATCGTAGCGGTTATGAAGAAGGGGAAGGATGTCCGAGGCGCTTGGAATATCTGCCGTTCAGAGCTCACCAAGCAAAAGTACCTCAAGCCACCGTACAAAATCGGTGGAAAGGTCTCTGACATTCGAATGACGCAGAAGGGGACCAGGCGGGCGATGAAGCATTCGATGGAGCGCGACGGGCCCGAGAAGAACGACGAGTTCAAGCGGGCGTTTCGCAAGATAGAACCTGACGTGTGAGGTAGAAGATGTTCAAGGATCATAACGAACTCATCGAGGCGGTAGAGAAACGTGGCCTCATGCCCGAGACAGACGGGAGTGCTGCGCCATCGATGTATCGCAGTTGGCTCGAGAAGGTTCACGAGACGCTGTCTGAAGCATACCCGAATCTTTCCATGTGGGAGACATCTCCTCTCGAGAAGAAGACGACACAGGAAATTCGCAAAGTGCTCGTGACGGTGAAGCGAGCTCTCAAAGCTTGAGGCGTAGGAGATCGACATGCAGGTCGAAAAATGGACAACGCTTGAGGCGGTCGCGAGGGGCAAGAAGAGCTCCTACGACGTGAAGCCACCGACGGCGCCAGTGAATTCGCACGAGCAGCCGGCCCCCGTGAAGATGATGACCACGACGGTTCGTTTCGGCGGCGTCAACGCCAAGGTTCCAGTGCCCAACGTCGCGTCCCGAAAACAGAGCGAATTCATCAAGGGAGTGAAGTGGGCCGAGAAGAATCTTGCGAAGGAGCCGACCAAGGAAATCGCCAACCTCGAGAAGAACGCGAAAGCGAACATCTCGAAACTCCGTGGGGGCGATCCTAGACTTCTCAAGATCGCTGGAAGCATCATGGGTGTTTCTAATTGGGTTCGTCATCCCGTTGATCTCGTGGGTGACAACATGATTAGAATCGCGCTTCGAAAGGCAGGGCTCTCTCGGGCTGGTGGAGTGACGAATCGGCTTCTCGATGTATCACCATTTTGGTTTGGCGTGGCGTGGGCGGGGATTGCTCTTCAGATGACGCTTCCAAATCAAAAACGCGATGCCTATATCATGCAACGAGGAGCGGAGCTTCTCAAAAAGTACGCTGGGATAGATATAGACATGGCGACTGGTTTGCCAATCCTCGAGCAGACCAACCACGACGAGAAGGGCAAGTTCACTTCGGCTCACAAAGCGAAGACCATCACGAAGGGCGGCGTGAGGTACAAGCCCGTGGTTCAACTGCGCAAACTCAAGGGGGTGAAGACTCGCTCGAAAGAGGCGGTTCCGCCCCAAGAAGAGGCCAAGGTAGTCAATGCGATTGACCACGCTCGAGACGAGGCGATTCTCAAGCGCTGGCGATTTTTGGCTTCGCTCGACCGCAAGAACCTCAGCGAGGTGTAGATGACGAAGTATTGCAAGACTGGGTCTGACGACCTACAGACGGTCTTTCCGAAATACTGCAACGGACAGAGTTGTGGTGACGAGAGGGCCTTCTGGGATAGCGTCGCCCAAGAACCCGCACGACTCTCTGGTGGGAGAATCGCCCTCTACTCTCTCAGACGGGCAGCGAACCGTCATCCTCTTTACAAAGAAGCCAGCGTAGGGGGCGACTGGGAGTTCAACGGTCCATGGGAGATGCCAGGGGCCATCGAGTTCCCACGTTCCGACAACGTCTCTCCAGAGGCCACAGAGGTCGGTATGCGGACCTCAAGCGAGGCGCGAATTTGGATAGCTCGGCGCGAGCTAGAACTTGTGGAGGCCCCGAATCCGAAGGAGGGAGACGTTATCCAGTTTTGGGGCGAGCCCCCATTCGGGCCCAAGAAGAGTGATACCTACTGGGATGTGGTCAAGGCTACTGCCGATGGCGAGTTCTGGTCGACATCGGAGTACACCATGATGCGCATCGAACTTCGAAAGAAGGGGAAGTTCAACCCAGTCAGGAAGATCGAGAACACGAAATGACCTTGTACGATGACCTCATAGAAGCGGCGACATCCGAGGTGGTGCTCGGAGTCGGACAGAACGTCATCGTGAAGACCAAGGCAGGAGACGAGGTCGCTCGAGGTACTATCATCGGTCTCGAGCCAGACATGGACGTTGTTCGTGTTGCTGACGTGGAGTCTGGCGCCGACGTACAGATCGACGTTGACTGCACTCGCTACGACATCGTGGTGCTTCCCGTCAAGCCACCTCTACCACTGAAGCCGGGTGAGCGGGCGGCGTTCACTCGGATCGGTCGGGCATGGTTCTGGAGGTGGACGTGAACCAGACGCTTATCCAACTGTTCATGGCTCAAGGCTACGCCTTCGTGTGTGCAACGTGCGAGAAGCTTCACAGAGCTCACAATTCCGGATTTACAGATGGATGCGAGGCGGCGCTGAGTGGAAAAGACTGCGCTGGCCCAATCGTCGGGGGCAACTTCCCCCTATACGAAGGTCCATTGACGAAAGAAGCACTCGCAACGATGTGTTTTCGTTGTGGTAAAGAGGCGGATATTGCAGTCCAACCCAAAACAGGTGGCCAGATGATTGGTGCCTGCAAGGCGCACTACGAGCATATTCGGCCTCAGAGCGGAAAGGCACTCAAGGTCAAGAGATTGGCGGGGATTCGCTGATGTTCACGGTCGAGGCATTCCCGAAGAACAAAGAGGTCATCCGCCTCATGGAGCAGTGGGAGGAGCGCATCAAGGCGATCGTCAAGGCAATGCCCCAGATGGTGGCGGCGGATTTCCTCCAAATGGTCTCGAGAAAGGCCCCAACCGACATCAAGGGATACCCAGACATGCTCGAGCGAAAGAGCATTGCTGGCTTCAAGGATTGGGAGATAGTAGGAGTCATTCCGCCTGGTTGGGCGTTTTCCCAGCGACTTCAATCAATTGACGTGTCTCGAACGGTATTGTATGTTCGTCCGAGAATGGTTGGAGGAGAGGTTGTTTCCGAGGCGGCGGTAGTTCTGGCTCGGGCCAATCCGTGGACGATGGATACGATGCCCTACGAGCCAGACCGACGAGAAGCATCCATTCTCTCGAGGCGCGTGACTGAGCGCGAAGTGCAACCCATCGAGTCTGCTCGACGCCGAGAACTCCCAAAAATCACGGATGAACTCAGAAACTTAGGCGTGCAGATGAGGCCCAAGGGCAAGGTGCTTCTCTCGAGGCGTGTCTCACGCGATATCGCCTTCGAGATCGTGAGGCGAGAGTTCGGATATCCACCAATGGCGGGAGTGGCTCATTGGAGGCCATCGATTCACATGCTTCCGAAGATGTCGGAGAAGGTTTTCAAAGAACTCTTCGGATGGTTCGCAAATCCCAGTGACACGAAGTACACTGGGGTGAGTGATCTCCAAATGGAGAAGGCATCCGTTATCAAACGGGTTCAAGATTTCCAAGACCTCGTGTCACCATTGTAGGTCGAGGGAGGGTAGGTCGTTATGAACATTCAACAGGTCAACACCGTGCTCGACAGGGCTCTTCTGGCTATTCACGAGGATACCGAAGAGGCACTCATGGCGCTCTTCGACGAAGAAGACCTCGATGAGGAGGAGAACGGCGACGACGAGAACGGCGACGACGAGAACGGCGACGACGAGAAGAACGGGAAGAAGAAGGCCGACTCAGAGTGCAAGAAGAAGGAGGAGGTCGAAGACCCTTCCGACGGCGCCGACGCTCAGGAGGAGGAGTACACGGGGATCGGCGGCACTGAACCCGTTGACCATTCTCCAATGGGCGACCCTGAGACGGGCGACACGGGAGGAGTGGGAAACTACTCGTATGAGCTCGAGGCGTTTCTCTCCTACATCGCTGGCATTGCCGACGACATCTCTGGCGTCAACGGCTACGACTACGAGGCCGTGATGGATGCCATCGAGATCGTGTCTGGCGAGATGGCGACCTCTGGAGAAATTCCGCCGATGCCACACCCCGACGAATCGACAGTCGAGGAACTCTCTGGGTGGTGCTTGGCGGCGACCACGGCGGGGTTCGCGGGTCGCGTCACGGAGTACATGAAGGCGAACGCACCCGCGGAGTAGAATGAGCAACGGGCGAACAGGCCAGGTCTTTCTTGAGGATTTCGATGTTGGACTCACCGAAACCCTCGGAGCTCAGATCATCGAGATTGAACTCGATGGCGAGAGAGCACCTGAGTACGCCATTCGCTTCGAGGGGGTAGTAGGCCCCATCGAGTCGTTCCCAGGCTACGAGGGTATGGTTCCAGTCATCATGCAGGAACCAGAAGACACCTATCAACCCGGATACTTGCCCCACATCGTCATCTCGAGGAGCGACATAACTCCGGACCTCATTAGGTGGTTTCCAGGTGGCCACGAGTATCGCATCCCGGCATCGGTGGCTAAGTGGGTCAAGAGCCCGACCACGGGAGAAATCGGGCCTTCGATGGTCGAGATAAAACCGTGGACCCTTCCGTTCAACCTCCAGTACGACATCCATATTCGCGATAAGAGGCGGATTCCAGCGGACAAAATGTTTCGCAAGGTGGTAAGCAACCTCGGTGGTTTTCCTTACGGTCAGGTCTACGTCAAAGATTCCGAAGGCGACACTCGCGGCTACCACGGCTTTCTCGAGGCGGTGTCGAAACTCGACGAAGTAGTCGAAATCGGTGATAGAACAATCGGCCATTCACTATCGTTGCGGGTAGAGGCCGAACTCGACTTTACAGATCCATCTCTCGTAAAAACGGCCACAGGAGTTGACATCTCGGTCTTTGTGCGAGAACGATCAGTTGGAGGTGTGTGATGGGGATGCCCCGGTGGCGATACATCTACCCAATAACGGCAACTGTTGACCTTCCCGGAAAGGGACCGACCGTTTTGAGGCCACAGGATGAATTCGAGGCACCTCGAGCCACGGTCAAGCACCTCGTCAAGATCAAGAGGGTGGTGGGCCCGCTGAGAGAGCGGCCAAAACCGCCAGCTCCGAAAGAAGAAGTCAAGGAAGTGGCGAAGAAAGAGGTCATTCCGCCGCCGAAGCGGGGACCTGTTCCAGAACCAAAGAAGGAACCTGTTTCAGAACCAAAGAAGGAAGAATCCGCATCGGTCGCCGAATCGCAAAATGACGAAGACGACCAGACTGTGGTAGCATCGGAATCGAGCTCCGCGACCACGGAGCTGACAGAAGAAGAGGCCCCCGAAACAAGCCGCTCCGATGAAGAGGAGAAGGGCAAGGAGAAGGAGAACAAGGGCAGGAGAAATAAAAGGTCGAGGTCGCGGTCGTAGAGGGCCCCTATCTCAGGGGAAGTGGAGGTTAGGAGACCATGGCGGAACGGCTGCATCCAGGGGTGTACGTCGAGGAGCGGCGCGGCGGACTCGCCCCGATCCAGGGCGTCTCGACCAGCAACATGGGGATCGTTGGGTTCACGCCCAAGGGCCCCATCAACGAGGCTCTTCTCGTCACCAGTTATACGCAATTCAAGGAGGAATTCGGCGATTTTACAGCCGATTCCCAGGTTCCCACGCACGTCTTTGCGTTCTACAGCATGGGCGGGCGCCGTGCCTACGTGGTGCGCGTCGTGGGTTCTGGGGCTCTGACCGCGTCGGGTGATATCGAGAATATCAACACCGACGAGGTCGCCGACAACACTCCAAACGGGATTCTCGTCAGTTTCGGAGGAATACTGGCAGATTTCCCAATCGTGCCAGAGTCGCTTTCGTTGACTTTCAACGAGGCTGGAACTCCGGTGGTTGCCGAGGCGAGCGATCTCTCGCCGACTCCGGCCGGCGCGGCAGTTACCTTCGCTGGCAAACTCGGGGCGGCGGCCGATACGGAGATTGTGCCGGGAACGGTTACGATCAACGGTATCGCGGCAGGCGAGACGTACCAAGACACCAACAAGGATGGAATACTTTACGAAACGACTGGTGCTCCGGTACTCAGCGGCTTCGTTGACTACAAGACGGGTCACTTCGTGCTCACATTCGTGACGGCTCCCGTCAATCCTGCCGATGTCACCTACGACTACACTCCGGTCGGAACGGCTCGAGTGGTCACCGATGACGGCGCGGGCAACCTCGTGGGTGTCGGGTTCACGGTGACTTCGGGGACGATCGTCTACGCCACAGGCGTATGGACGCTCGACGTGACGGGGTTCATACCGCACGACCAAGACGAGATTCTCGCCACCTACACCTACGAGAATTGGCCCTTCGACTGCACGGCTCCGGGGGTGTGGGGCGACAACATCCGCGTAGATATCGACGGCGACTTGAACTACTGGGATCGGACGACGTCCAGTTTCACGCGCCATCGTGTTCTCGTGAACGAGCGCGAAGACTCGGAGTCTGCCTTCGAACTCAAGGAGACCTTCGACAACGTCTCCTTGACCGACCCGACGGATGCACGGTACGCGCCGACGCTTATCGGAACCGAGGGTGTGGGTTCCGACCTCGTCGAAATGAGTGCGACTCCGGTCAACATCACCTATCCGCCACAGCTTCACGGCATCCAGATGACGAGAGCTTGTGGAAACGCGGATGGAACACAGACGGAGTTCGGATCGGCAGGCGCGACACCGACCATCCCGCAACCGTTCCTGTGCGATGACCTTCCGACGCCGATTCAACCTGGATCGATCACCATCACATGGTACGACTCCACTGGCACGGCTCGGACCATCACCGACGACGGTGACGGCAACCTCGTCGGACAAATCGACCCCGGTGCCGCCGCTGGCTTCAACGAGGTCGACTACACCACGGGTGCGTTCGCCTTCGAGACGGGCGACGGGTCCGTGGGAGAAGCTCCCGCTGACTACTCGGTGAACGGGGCCAATGCCATCCTCCAAATCGAGTGGTACACCACTCCAGCGGTGACCACGGAGTCAGAGACGCTCTCGGGTGGAACCGACGGCGCGGCGATCACGCGAAACGAGCTCACCGATCCGGCGCTTCTCGCCGACCGCGAGGGCATGTACGCCCTTCTCGTTCCCGACGAGCTCATCAACCTCGTCGTCCCCGATGCGGCGGGGGATGTGACCATGTCTCTGGACATGACGACGGAGTGCGGGCGCAACGAGAAATGGTTCGCCATTCTCGCGACGCCGGCGGGATACACTCCGCAACAGGCGCAGGATTATCGCCTCAACAAACTGGGGTACACGGGTTCCTACGCGGCGCTCTACTACCCCTACATAACCATCGCCGATCCGGTGACGGACCTTCCGCTCAACATCCCGCCCGGAGGCCACATCGCTGGCGCCTATGCGCGAACGGATGTGAACTTCAACGTGGCGACGGCTCCGGCCGGCGTGGACCGAGGGCGGCTCGAGTTCGCCATCGGCCTCGAGCGAGAGCTCGAGTTCGCGGAGATCGACATCCTCCACCCCTACGAAGTCAACGCCATCATCGACAAGGCTCAGACGGGGCGTTGCATCTGGGGTGCTCGCACGCTCGAGCGACCAGCGGGTGACTTCAAGTACATCCAGGTCCGGAGGCTCTTCAACTTCTTGAAGGCTTCGATCTTCAACTCGACCCATGGCTTCGTCTTCGAGAACATCGGAGCGAGTCTGAGGAGCAGGATCAGGGTTTCGATCGAGAGCTTCCTTGGAAACCTCTTCGAGCAGGGGTATTTCGCGGGTGAGTCGCGTACCGAGGCGTTCTTGGTCATCTGCGACGGATCGAACAACCCCAAAGAGGTCGAAGACACGGGGACGGTCATCTGCGACATCTACGTGGCGCCGCAGAAGCCAGGTGAGTTCATCGTTTTCAGGCTGCAACAGAAATTCTCGCAGTCTTGATGAATTGTGTAGGGGTAAACTTCCCTTTTTATGGGAGTGATTGGTAGTATCAGGCAAAAGGGCAATCCGATTGCCCTTTCAGAGGTGAAAAGACATGGACGCGGCAATCACCAACAACAGCACCGAGACTAGGTTCATCCCTGGCCCGAATATCGAGCTCGAGTCGGGACAGACCAAGACGTGGCCCAACATCACGCTCGC